TTTAACATATCTATCATTCCGTTACTCATTGCCATTCTCCTTTTTTAACCCAATGTTTTAAATCATAAAGAATTTCTTTTACAGTTGATCCATAAATTGTGCTAGTTCCTTCATTAGCCCAACCCTTTGCTAAATAAACACAATAAGAATCTCCATCTTTTTGCCAACCTAATTCACTGTCAATTCTTTCATCTTCTATGACTAATCTATCTAATATTTTACTCATAATACTTCTCCCTCTTTTTCTAATGCACTTTCTTTAGCAAATTCCATAATAGAATCTACAGCTTCTTGATTTGGTGCAGCGTAATATAATGATGTAAATATTGCTGATAATAACCCTGCATAACTATCACGACCTGGTTCTACTTTGTTATCTATTAAATAATCTAGTGCTGCTAATCCTGCATCATAACCTGCTTGAAAGTTTTTGTTGTATTTCATTTTATATCTCCTTTGTTAATTAAATACTACAATTACTATTATATACATTGAAACTAAGTTGTCAACACTTTTTTTTAATTATTTTTAAAATTCTTCCATTCTTCTATCTATCTTATTTATACCGTTAAATTTCAAGCTTTCAGAGTCAAACCAAAAAGCCCAATGACCTTCCCATTCATGATGCCTTTGTTTAACACAATAGACCATCGTAGTAGGCAATGCTTCATATTCTTCCTCGGTAATCTTGCCAGATTCTAGCTTGGCATCCTTATCTGTGCGGTAGATTATCATGCAATTATCGACTAAATTAGTTATATTAGCAGATCCTGAAACGTCATGCTTACTCGGTGGTTTCATAATATCATCTGATCTCTTCCTGGCATGAGCAATGACATGAATATGAACTTTTAAGTCTCGAGCTGCAATACACAGCTTATCAATGAACTCTTTTTGCTGTTGGTAATTATCCTCAGCAACTCCGCATTTCATTAAACTATCCAAAATGATATTTGAACATTTAAGCTTTTCTGCTGCATAATATACAACCTCGAGAACAGTCTCTGGTGTGACTACACCTTGCTGATCGTACAAGAATAATTTTTGATCTGCTTTATTGACCCATGATTCTATATATTCTTCTGTCGGTCTTTGTCCACCAAGTGTCTGTCGAATAGCTCTCTGACAACTACTGACTGGACGTAACTCAAACGAGGCAAGCATAACTCTTTCTGTTTTCATCAGGCCAATCATCATTTGAGATGTAAACATTGACTTGCCTGCCCCAGAATAACCAGCCCAAATTGTTACCTCGGCAGGTCGTATTCTAAAATCATCATGAGTTTTAGTCCATGGGAGTAGCAATCCCTTATGGAAATCTCCAGTGAAATATTCTTTAATCTCATCCAGATATGCTGTAGGTGATTTTATCTTAGTGATCTCTTCTGATCTCTCTGCGAAATAAGATTTAATCTGGTTCTGATCTACAATGAGATCTTGTAATTTACTTGTTAGCGTACTCATAGGCCTCCTTTAGCTTCTGTACTGTATCGATTAACTTATCTTTATCTGATTGCTCTAGTGTCTCACCTTTCTCGATATGCGATGCACACATGTAAACGAAAAGAGCTTCGTCTTTCATGGTCTTGAGTATAGCATATGGATTGAAAGCTTTGCCAATAGGTTTGAGCAACTCTATCCTCTCTGGAATAATATCATCTAGAGTTAAACCCACCGCACTCAGAATATTTTGGATATCACACCCAGCAAAACAATGAATCAACACTCGACCATCATCTGCAATCTTGATGGATAAACTTGCGTTCCTATCTGCATGAGCAGGGCACAAACAGTTGTACGAGTTATTTTTACTGGTGGAGCGTACTTTATCAAAATGGGATAGAATTTGATGCACTGTATTCTCCTCTTTTCTCTTCTTTTCTTTTCTTATCTAATCTTCTCTCTTCTCCTCTCTTCTCTTCTAGGGTACTCGGAGAGTACTCTGAGGATACTGTGTCATTAATTAGCCAAGATTTATTAATTAATGACTGAATAATCGGCTCTAATTCTTTCTCTGAACGTCTGAGTCTGTAACTGATTTCTTCTAGCTTAGGCAAGTTTCCATGATCTTCTGTACCTAAACACCATAACTCGAAGAGTGTAGCCTTCTCATTACAGTCTAGTTTTCCCCAGTCCATGTCATTTAATAGGTCACGACCATAGACTTTAAACCATGGCATAGACTTATGTTTGTAGAGTTGGTATTTCTCCCAGTTCTTTATCTTCATATTTCCTCCTAAAATGGTGGTTTACCAAATGCCTCGGTAAACTTATTAAAATCAAACTTTATCTTTTTTATAGTAAAGCCAGGCTTATTGCTGATAAATTCTTTTGCTTCCAGGTACGTACGAAACTGCCTGATTGCTTTTCCTTCATCATCAAAAACCGTATGACTAAGCCTTGTTTTGAAAGTAGTGCTCAATCTGTATGGCCCTATAGTATGGTATTGGTTTATCTGGTTGCTTTCCCCACTTAGATACTGCCTGGGTACTAACATCCAGAGCCTTTGCTAGTTCTCTTCGGCTATTGTTAAATTTAGCCATTGCTTCATTGTATGTCATTATTTTTACCTTTCTCGTGATTTGACATTTATAGTAATATATCATATATTTTTAATCATGCAACATAGTTTAAAAAAAAGTTGCACATTTTTATTTTAATATGGTAATATACACATACAACATAACAACAAAGGAGAAAATATTATGTTAGTACAATTTGAATCATTTATTTACGGTGAAGATAAATACAGAGGTGAAGTAGAAATACCTTTAAATATAGAAGCTTTTGTTACTGCTGAAAAAGACCCATATGCAACTGGTGATAGTCCTACTATGTATCATGTAGAACTTAAATCAGTTATTGTTCGTGATCCTGAAAACTATTATATTGCATCAGATTGCCCTGGCACTGATGGAGAAAATATTGTTGATAAATTAGATCCATCTGATATTGAAGAGTTTGAAGAATTAGCTATTAAGGAGGTTGCATAATGAGTCAAGCTAAAGAACAATTTGAACAATTACAGTGGGCCATTCAATCATCAACCAATGATCTACATGATCTCATTGCTAGAATGGATGCAAGAGATGCAGCATGGGCTAAAAAACAATTAGAAGAACAGGAGCAAAAAGGAAATGAGTAAATATCAAGAACTCAGAAACATAGACGTACATGCACTAGGTCTAGTCCAGAAGAAAGGTGCTCTCGATTACCTTTCTTGGGCTGGTGCTCTTGATCTATTGTTAAAAGAAGATGAATCAGCAACATATACTTATGATGAGTCTCATGTTTTACCTGATGGAAGTGTTATGGTCGCAACCACTGTACGAGCTCTTGGCAAAGAACAATCGATGATCTTACCTGTGCTTGATTTTAGAAATAAGGCCATACCTAATCCAAATGCTTTCCAAGTAAATACAGCTTACCAACGATGCTTAGCTAAAAACATCAGTGTAATCAGTGGCATAGGTCTATCGTTGTACTTAGGCGAGATCGGTGTCAATGAAGATGTAGTCAAAGAAAAGCAAGAAGTTGCTAAAGATGCTATTGAACAAACTAAACAAATGATTACTCAACTCGTAACTATAGAAGAAAAGAGAGAGTTTTATAATTCTTTATCTGATGAGTTAAAAGAATCCATTAGAGATTGGGTTGTAAATAATGTAAAGCAAAATGGATCATCTAAAAAATAAAGAGTTACGCAATAGCGTAATCACCGCATCTCAAGCATGGGATGCTATCTATGATCGTAAAAAGTTATGGCGAGAAAAGGTTGGACTTGCTAAACCATTCTCTGGAAATGAAATGACTCAGTGGGGAAATGACAATGAATTTAGAGCCTTGTCTGCATTTGAACGTGAAATGAATACCATATGCAAGCCTGGCAATAAGTTTGTTGTACATTCTGAGTTACCTTTTGGTGGTTCGCCAGATGGGTATTACTTTGATGAAGAGACTAGCACGTGGTGTCCAGTTGAGCTGAAGTGCCCCTATTCTGGCAAGGTATATCCGACCATCCCTGATCGTTATTATTTTCAATGCCAAATACAAATGGCAGTAACAAATACACTCAAGAATTATTTCTTTGTTTGGACTGAAACTGAGACCAAGCTTGAAGTAATTCCATTTAGTAAAAAGTTTTTATCCTGGTATCTACCATATGCACTTGACTTTATTAAAATGGTTCAGGATAATCAAGAGCCACCTCGGTGGAATCGTAAGCCAATATTTGAAAAGGAGTAATACATGGCGGAACAATCAAAAGATCGTTTAGTACTATTTAAGAACGAGAACAAGACTAAAGATAATCAACCAGATATGCGAGGTGAATTTACACTTGCAGGCATAGAGTTTGAATATGCACTCTGGAAGCAAACAAGTCAAAAAGGCAATGAATATTATTCAGGGCCAATTACTAAGAAAGAAGAACAGTCTGGAGGTTATAAACCTGCAGCACCAGTTAAGGAAGGTGCAGACCTAGATGACATTCCGTTCTAAAGTAACTAGGTATGTTCCAAAAGAAAATTTAAGATGGTTGCCAGATAATGCAGTGGTACATTACGGTTATCGCAAACCTCATCAAAAAGGTTTGGTAAAAGTGGAATTAGATTTTAATTGGATTAGAAATAATACTGGTAAATATGAAAGATTGGTAGGGGAGTTATGAGCTCCCCCACGAATAACAATTACTTGTTGCAAACGTACATTGTTACTTCGAAACCGAATCTCATTTCAGTAGCAGCTGGTTTAGTCCACATAATTATGTCTCCTTTCATTTATATTTGTAATACGTGTATTACAAGTGTAATTATACTCTCACTGCAATGGCATCGTAACAACGGAGGATTAGTTTATGATACGTAAAACCATGAGATATTTAATTGGATTAGCTATACTTTTATTAGCAATTTGCATAGGTTTATATTATTATGTATCTCAACCATTAGATTCAAAAGAGTTAATATGTTTTAAAGGAAGGTTATTGCACAAAATAGATGATGATGAAAATGTGTATGTTAAGATAAAAGGCATATCTTGTGAATTTGAAAAAGGTATGATTATTATAGAGGAGCAATTATGAAAGACATGATTAACCCAGACCATTACAAAGTGGGTGGGATAGAAACCATAGATGTCATCAAAGCTAAACTCGGTGATAACTATAAATTCTACGTTAAAGGTAATCTTATGAAGTATTCTGAAAGGCTAGGCAATAAAGATGAATGGCCTCAAGAATTACGTAAGATTGCTTGGTACGCATTAGATTTGGCGGAAGAATTAGAAAAAAAGAAATCACCGCCAATTATGCCAGACGAGTGGATAGAAGATCCACTGCATGACGAAGATTAATTATGGCGATAAAATCACCTTCAATGAAAAAGTGCTGTCAATGCGGTAATCAAGCAAAGATGTACGATGATGGTAAATATTATTGTGGTGTGAATTTTTATACGCTACATGGAATATGTAAGGTAAAAAATGATAACAAAAAGAATGGCGATAGAGGGTGATTGGTTCACTGTTCAATTTTTCAAAGAAGGCGATGGAAGTATTAGGGTAGAAGTTGTACATGATATAAAAAACAAGTTTTATAAAATGTACCCTGATAACAAGATAACTTTTGAGGAGAGTAAAGATGGATAGTATTATTGTAGATATTGCATTTGGAGTTTTATTTATAATTTTATTATTAGCAATGGGGATAGGAAAATGACAGTTAATGAATTTTTAAAGAAGATGCGTGAAGTATTTCCTGACATGGAATTTCGTGCAACAGATAAGGAAGGTCGTACGTTTAAATCAAAAGGATGGAGAGATCATGAAACTAAAGAAAACACTGCACGTTACACCAAATAGCAATTATTTAGAAGTAGTACTTGCTATGGTGACATCTTTAGATGAAGGTGTATATGACATAATTATAATGGACAAAGAAGGTGCAAGAAGTCACGATCAGAATAGTTTATTATGGGGTGTAATCTACAAAGGATTGTCTGATACAACTGGCTACACTCAAGAAGAATTACATGATATTTTAAGATTAAAATTTGATCTTAAAGATGATGATGGTAAATTGTTATCTACAGCAACATTAAATAAATCAGAGTTTAATGATTACATAGACAAGATTATTAATTGGTCTAGGTCTTTAGGAATACAGATTGAAACAAAAGGAACGTGAGTGGATCGAGAAGCTAGTGGAGTTTGGTTGCGTAGTCTGTCGTAAGTATTATGATGCTAACACTCCACCTTGCATACACCATATCAGAGAAGGATTGGGTAAAAGCCAACGTAACAGTTGGGATAATTGCTTACCATTATGTCACGAGCATCACCAGGGCAATGATGGGTTTCATTCAGGGAAACAGACTTGGATAGAAAAGTATGGCACAGAGTATGAGTTATTAAATTGGATTAAGGAGAGATTATGAGTAAATGTAGAACAGAACCAGAAGTATGTAAACAACAAACAGATAGTCACATAGAATATTTTGGAAAAAAGATTAGGTATCATAATTGTTGTCAAGATCCGTTTTATTTGATGTGCAATGTTAATAAGATTGAAGTAGACTTTCAAAGTTACACTGGATATTGTTATGTCCCTTTTTTTAACTCTTGGAATTTTAACGACTTGATAGATTCTTTTGAGCGTATCGATAAAGAGATTAATTTAATTGTATGCTTTCAAGAATTAGAAGATAGATCTAGATATGATCTAGATGATATCTATCTTAAAAAAGATGGTGAATGGTTATGGAGACCTAGTTATATTAAAAAGTATGGTTTACAAGATTTTAAAGACCGTGTAAGTCATATAGAAGGAAAAGTTGTACATACTACACAATAATTATGTTTGAATATGTTTTAGTTGTATATATTACAATGGATAGTCCACAATA